ATGTGGTCGAAGCTTTCCGTAAAGAGTTTGATGCTATTGGTAAATTTAAAAAGCATATCAACTTACAACTTGGTAGTAATATTGATGTGCTGTTTGAAACCCTACTACATAATAGCAGAATAAACTTTAAGGGTCGCATTAGGGTCATGGATATGTGTAGAGATTGGGCCGAGTTACAAAATACTGGACCTAGCTTAGATCAATTTCTAACTTAGCCATTGACATCTAGATCAATATGGAGTATTATATCTGTTATGACAAAGTATCAGCCGTATACCGTTCAAGATGTTAAAGACAGCTCGGCTCGCGAGTTGTTCACCGTAGTCAGCACATTTGCCGGCGGCGGTGGTTCCAGCACAGGCTATCGCCTTGCTGGTGGTAAAGTTATTGCTATCAATGAGTTTGTCGAAGAGGCTATCAAAACCTATTCGACAAACTTTCCTGATACCAAAATCGTGCCAGGTGATATCAAAACCTTAACTGGTAATGATCTACTAAAGGCAGCTGGACTAAAGCCTGGTGAACTTGATATTCTGGATGGTTCTCCTCCTTGTTCTGCTTTCTCGGTAGCAGGCAAGCGTGAGAAAGGCTGGAACAAAGAGAAGTCATACAGCGATGGTATGAAGGTTGAGAATATCGAGGATTTATTCCTTGAATTTATTCGCATCGCTGAAGAAATTCAACCCAAAGTTATTATTGCTGAGAATGTCAAAGGCATCACAATGGGTGAGGCCACAAAAAAGCTGAATGAGTTTATCAATGCATTCAGTAATATTAAGCCTGGTTATCATGTAACTTATGAAGTTCTGAGTGCTGCAAATTTTGGTACTCCTCAAGGTCGTGAGCGTACATTCTTTGTATGCATACGGCATGATGTTGCAGACAAGGTTGGTATTCATATGTTCAACGCCAATCAAACTGTATTTCCGAATCCTATTACACCTGAGCACATTTCAATTAGTCAGGCCTTTGAAAATCTGGTTAATGATCCAGAAGAAGAAAAGATGCTTGAGGATTATGTGCAAAACTGTTGGCAGAAGAAGTGGGTTGAGATGTTACCTTTCAACCCCTCTAAACATACAAAGCCATCAATGCCAGAGTTTCGTGATGTAAATCCTAAAGCATCTTTGTTCAATATGATTCGACCTGCGCCGCATCTACCTAGCCCGACTGTAACACAAGCTGGTCAGAAGCGCGGGGTATCTGGTGTGCTTCACTATGCGAAACATCGTAAATTAACTGTTATGGAATTAAAGCGAGTAATGGGTTTGCCTGATGATTATCAGCTTACTGGTTCATTCGATCAGCAGGCCGAGCGTATTGGGCGTATGGTTGCGCCAAAGATGATGTGCGCTCTTGCATCTAATATCTATGAGAATGTGCTAAAGCCTTACAAATCATGATATCTAATTACCAACCCTATTTCATGAAAGATGTGCGCGAATCATCCGCGCGAGAGAGGTTCAATGTCATTTCGACCTTCGCTGGTGGGGGTGGCTCATCTTTAGGTTATCGTCTAGCAGGTGGTAAGGTGCTATGCGTAAATGAGTTCGTCGAAGAAGCGATAAAGACGTATACGCATAATTTTCCAGACACCAAGGTAATACCTGGGGACATCAAGGGCTTATCAGGCAAGGACTTGATGGATGCTGTGGGTATTAAGAAAGGTGAGCTAGACATATTGGATGGGTCGCCCCCTTGTTCTGCTTTCTCTACTGCAGGCAAGAGACACAAAAATTGGAATAAGACAAAGCTATACAGCGACGGTAAGAAGGTCGAGAATATTGAAGATTTGTTTCATGAATACATTCGTATAGCAACTGATATTCAACCAAAGGTTATTATTGCTGAGAATGTTCGTGGCCTAACTATTGGTAAAGCTACAGCCAAGCTAAATGAATTTATCTCAGCATTTGAAACCATTCCGCCTGGATATTTGGTGACATATGAAGTCTTACATGCTTGCGATTTCGGTGTACCGCAAGAACGACCGCGCACATTTTTTGTCTGTGTCAGACAAGACGTTGCAGAAAAGGTCGGGCTTCATATGTTTAATTTGAATACTGAGGTCATTCCAAATTCAACGTCGAATCATATATCAATGGGTGATGCTCTATCCGATGTAGCCCTTGACATGGATGAGATACAAATGTTAAAAGACTATATTCAAAACAATTCTGAGAACCAGAGATACTGGCTTTCTATCTTACCTAAGAACCAAACAAAGAGGTTGAATCCATGCTCACCGGAGATTCCGAAGGAGCTAAATCCGAACGAGAATTACTTCACTTTGATTCGGACGTGTGCAAACTTGCCAAGTCCTACCCTGACTGCGAATGGATCCAAACGTTCAGGCGCAGGTCTGTTTCATTGGAACGAGGATCGCAAGTTCACGATACGAGAACTGATGAGATTGCAGGGCCTACCGGAGGATTACGAACTGACGGGAACCTTCGACCAGAAAGCGGAGCGAATCGGGAGAATGGTAGCACCGAAGGTGATGGCTGAGATTGCTAATCGAGTATATGATAGAATTTTGAAACCGTATAAAGAGGCTACACAATGACAAAATTTACATTTGCAACCCGTGATGAGGGTTTCGACAACCATATCAATGCATCTATTCGTCACTATGGTGATTTGTGGAATGATGTGCTTTCAATGTCACAGTATTTTGTCGAAGATTATACGACAGTCGTTGATATCGGTTGCTCGACTGGCAAGCTACTTAAAGCTATGATTGCACAGAATACATTTGCTCCATATGCATCTTATGTTGGTGTTGAGGTTGAACCTGACTTCTATCCTGGATTCGATCAAGATATGGGACAATATCCAAACCTTCACTTTGAGAGAAGTGATATCAGGCCATTCAAATTCAAGAACTGTTCGCTTGTTACGTCCATTTTCACTCTGCAATTCATGCCACAACGTGATCGTCAAGATGTAATTAATTCCATCTATGATGGCCTTCATAGAGGTGGGGCATTTATTTTTGCAGAAAAAACTGTGGCTAAGTCGCCGCGGATTCATGAGATTCGTACCTTTACATATTATGATTTCAAACGCGAATCCTTCACTACAGACGACATTATGGATAAAGAGCGTACACTACGTCATATGATGAAGCCAAATACACGAGAAGAATTGATATCCATGTGCAACCGTGCTGGCTTTGATCAAATCGATTCATTCTGGCAAAACCACGCATTTACCGGTTTCATAGCTATTAAGTAGCCACGTTTACCTGTTGACAGCATGGTGGTCATATAGTATAATGACCCCATGCAAAACCTTAAGCCCCAAGAGATCAAGGCCCTGGTCGAAGCGACCAAGGGTCTTGACCGTTTCGCCCGGCTCTTAGCCACAGAAAACATCACGGTCGAACACTCGCCCACGGCGACGGCTTCTTTCGACCTTAAGCGGCGCCTGCTGACGCTGCCTATGTGGTCAGGCATGGAAGAGCCTGTATACCACATGTTGTCTTTGCATGAGGTCGGTCATGCATTGTTCACTCCGACCGATGGTTGGGCAAAGATCATTGATCCTTCCGAAGATAAACTTCTTCGCCATTATGTCAATGTCATTGAGGACGCGCGTATTGACCGCCGTATGAAGGCTAAGTTCCCTGGTGGTCGCCATGACTATGATTTTTCTGCCAAGTATCTTGTGGAGCAAGACTTCTTTGGCATCAAAGATCGTTCTCTGGATTCCTTATCCTTCATCGACCGCCTGAATGTCCATTTCAAGGTTGGTCAAGAAGTTACCGCGCCCTTTGATGATGATGAAAGCAAGTTCCTGCTTCGCATCGAAACCACGTCATCTTTTGATGATGTGGTAGATTTGGCGCGTGAGATCCTGCAGTTTGCCAAAGATCGTCGCGATGAAATCACCCAAGGTGAGGGTGGTGACATCGAAATGATGTTTGATTTCGATGGCGATGGTGATGGTGACGGCGATGGTGATGAAGGTGAGGCTGGTGATGCTACTGGTGGTCGCTATGGTGACCGAGGTGGTCTGAATCGTGTCGACATTGGTTCCACCACTCAGGACAATTTCGAAAAGATGTTGATGAGAAAGCACATCGATCCGAAAAAGACCAAGGGTATGGATTATATCAACGTGCCTGAAGTCAAGGATTATTCTTCCTTTATCATCAAGCATGATACGCTTTTGCAGGCCCTGGATGAGAGTCTGACTCGCATCGGTAGCGTAAGCGCATCCATGTATTCGAATAAGATGAATGAGCGGTTCAAGGAATTCGTCACATTCAATACCAAGGCTGTGTCTTACATGGTCAAAGAGTTTGAATTGAAGAAAGCTGCGGCTGCTTATGCTCGCGCTAAGGATTCCAAGACTGGCATCATCAACCCGAACAAGGTTCATTCTTACAAGTATTCTGAGGATATCTTTCGGCGCCTGACGACTCTGCCTAACGGTAAGAGCCATGGTATGGTGATGTTCATTGACTTCTCTGGGTCGATGCAATCCAATATGCTGGGTACCATTCAACAGCTTATCTCGCTTGTCGAGTTTTGCCGCAAGACTGGTATCTCGCATCGCGTGTATGGTTTTACTACTGGCGTAGGTCGCGCCCTTCGTCGGCATAAAACCCATGTATCTATCTCGAAGGAACCTGGTGATATCACATTCAGCTCCGCGAACTTTGACCTGCTTGAGCTGTTTAATGATCGCATGAACCGCTCGACCTATACCAGCATGGCCCGCCATCTTCATGAATTTGGTGTGGCTATGGGTGAGCGTCGTAGCTGGCATCAACAAAAGGGTGATGAATGGATTTTTCAGAATGACGTGATTGGCCTTGGCTCCACTCCGCTTAATCAGACGATTGTCTTGGCGCATAAGATTATCCAAGATTTCCGTAGTGAGACTAAGCCAGATGTGGTGCATACGGTATTCTTGACCGACGGTGAATCTGACGGTTTGGAATACAATTCTCGCCATCATTGGAATCCAATCATCATGCGTGACCATCGCACCAAGCACCAAGCTTTCGTCGATGGTTCGACTGAACAGACTGAGTTTCTTATCCGTAACCTACGGTCACAACAGAATGTAAATGCTGCTGTATTCCGCATTGTCAATGGTGTTAGCGAACTTAGCCGAATGAAGCAGGGTATTGATACCGCTGCTATGACTGGCAAGCTTCGCAAGGACAAACATCTGGTGCTTCCTGGTGTGCTCGGTGCCACGCAGTTCTTTGCCGTCCTTGGTGGCAAGAACTTGAATGTTGAGGATACAGAATTGGAAGACTTTGGTGGCGTGGCTGTGACGACTAACAAGCTTGCCAAAGCTTTTGTAAAGGCAAGTAACAAGCGGGCTGCAAGCCGCACCATGCTTGTCAAGTTCATTGACATGATCGCTGGTCATGCAACCAAAGTTGCCATTGACAAGCGGTAAGCTATCTGGTATAATACACACATACACAATGGAGAGAGTGATGACCACTTCAACTGACAACCGTGAACTTTTGATCCAAACTGCTATCTCTCGTTTTGGCGAGAATGCAGTCCTGACTAAGGAAGCTTTGATCGACTTGGCTTCAGAGCTTGGTTTGCCGCGCCCGCGCTGGCTTTTTAACGACTCGGCTAATCGGGTCGAACGTGGTAAGTATCAGATCCCTGCTATCGCACATGCACAGGTTATTCCTATGACGGCTCGCCAACAAGGTAAAAAGTTCGATCCAAATGCGGTATCCGAACATGACTACGTGATGGTCCCCGCTAAGGACAAGACCTATGTACCGTTCGGCGACTTCAAAGATGTCGAACAGATTATTCGCAGCCGCATTTTCTTTCCGGTATTCATCTCCGGTTATTCTGGTAACGGCAAGACCTTCATGGTCGAGCAGGCTTGCGCCCGCGCTGGTCGCCCGATGGTTCGCATCCAGATGTCTCGTGAGACTGACGAGGATGACCTGATCGGTGGCTTCCGTCTGATCGACGGTGAGACCAAGTTCCTCAAGGGTCCAGTGCTTCGGGCCATGGAGCTGGGTGCAATCATGCTCCTTGACGAAATGGACCGCGCCGATCCTACTAAGGCGATGTGCTTGCAAGGTATTCTTGAGGGCAAGCCTTACTTCGTCAAAAAGACTGGTGAGGTTGTGTACCCGGCTGAAGGCTTCAACGTCTTTGTGACGGCTAACACCAAGGGCCGCGGCTCTGATGATGGTCGCTATGTTGCAGCCTCCATGCTTGACGACGCTCTGCTTGAGCGTTTCCCGATCACTCTTGAGCAAGAATATCCTAACACGAAGATCGAAACCAAGATCCTCACGGCTCAGTTTGATGCGCCAACTGATAATGACAAGGGCTTTATCGAGCATTTGATTGCATGGGCAGATGTCATTCGCCGTTCCTTCGCCGAAGGTGCGACTGATGAGATGATCTCAACCCGCCGCCTGACGCATATCATCAAGGCTTACAAGATGTTCAACGATCGCCAACATGCGATTGGCCTTTGCATCAATCGTTTTGACGAGGAGACTAAGAAGTCCTTCCTCGACCTCTATCGCAAGGTCGACCCGACCCTGCCCAAGGCTCCGGAGCAGCCTGCTCCTGAGGCGGATGCCAACTCCCTCAAGGGTGATGACATTCCGTTCTAATACAACCGCACTAATATAGGATGTGTTTCTATATGAATACTAAGCGTACCAAGACTGATCGTTTGCTCGATTTCCTGATGTCGGGCAACGATATTACTGAAGGCCAGGCACGTAGCCGCTTCGGTATTCAAAACCTGAGCGCGACTGCTTCCGCGCTCCGTTTCAA